CATTTTATGTTTAGCAATATGACCTTTTGCGTGGTCTTCAATTGCTGTTATCATATTATCTCTATTATATTCATTCGCCATTTGTTTCTCCTTCCTTTAATCCTTTTCTTAATATATCTTCTTCTACAGGTGTGTATAGTCTTAACATACCTTTTTCTTTTGCAAGTCTTTCATTTTTAGCACGTATTGATTCTTGCATACTAATTTTTAATGCTTCATCCTCTTGTATCATATTGTATCCCTTCTTTAAACCATTGTGGCATTTTTGCATTAGGTTTTTCCCATTTAGCAAATCTTCTTTTTTCTAGTATATAGTATTTTCTATAAGACGCAACACTATCACCTGGCACTTTACAATGATCTGGCATAGCAGGTGTTGCTTCAGTACCTATTACATCAACTCTAGCATTTTTAGGTGGTACTGAAAGTAATTGTCCTAGTTTTGTAATTGAAACGTGGTCTTTATCTTTTTGCCATCTTAATTTGTATTGTTCATTAAGTGCCATCATATGTTTGTATAACCACACATAGTTATAAGCAGACTTTAACACCCATTGTGTACTAGGGTGACCTAGCCAACCTGCTTTGTATATGATTGCTTCTTCATTAGGATTATCTAGTCGCCATCTTTTAATTTTTCTACCGTTCTTTGTAGTATCAAAATATTCTTTGCCGTCTAGCACTCTTTTTGCTGTACATAACATTTGTGCTGATTCTAAAATCATTTTGATAATGTGTTTATCACACATCATTTCAGCAGCTTTTACAGGATCTTTATCAACGTAAAATATATTCATTAGTGTATTAAACTCCTCGTCACCCAATCTTTCATATTGTAATGATTTGCTAAATCCATTAACTTATTATACCACATTGCTTTCATTTCATCTGTGTTAGCGTCTGCACACGCTTTGGCAAGATTGGCAAGTCTATGTTTTTTTACTTCTTCATCACCTGTCAATCGTTTTAGGTCTTCGTTTGTCATCATATAATTGTCTCCCATTATTATAATATATCACCTTTTTGTCTTCTTGTCAAGTCTATTTTTTGTCATTAAAATCGTATATTTGATTGAGTTTTAGACGTATTTCGTCTGGATTATCACCAAATTCTTTGACTAAACCTTGGTAACCTCTTAATTTTTTAACTTTTTTATTAAGTGTATCAATCTTTTTCTCTAAATCTTCTTTTTTATTAGTCTGTGTTAATGCTCTTTTCATTTTCCATTGTCTTAATGATATGTTAGCTGCAATCAATAATAAAACAGCAAGTGGATCAAAAACAAATATAAGTATCAATATAACAATTCTAACTGCACTATCAAAATGACTTTTTGCGTCTTCACCATAAATCAATTCAGCAACATATTTTAATGGACCTACTTCCGCTTCAATTTTTATTTGTTCTAACTCTAATTGTGATTTTGAATTGTTCAAATTCACTATTTTTTCCGTTGCTTCGTTTATGGTTTTATTCAGTAGGTCTCTTTCTTCTTTTTGCTTTGCTCTTTCTTTTAGTCCTCTAGTTACATATTCCATATCAATATATTTGTCTAAAGCTGCGTCTAAGGAATTTAAAGTCTTTTCTGCTCTATCAATAATGACTTGTTGTTGATTGATTTGTTTATCAATCACCTGTATATTAAGAGCATTACCTGTTGTAGGTTGCACTTGGTCAAGGTGTGCCTTTGATAAGAAACCAAAGATACCCATTGATGTAATGAATATTAAAACTATAATAGATGTAAAGAGATATGCTTTTAAAAGTCTTGGTACATCACTTCGCCAATTCTGATACAACCAACTGGCGGCAACTAATTTACCGACTTCTAATGCTGTACCCATAGCAATAATAGGTACAACTGCACCAGCAAATAGTGTTGCAAGTCCTATGATTGAATATCCTGCCGCTATAATAGATATACTAATAGCAGATAAAAATGTTAATAGTGTAAGAAACATTATTTTATTTTATACTCTTTTCTAATTTTTTTAATTATACTTTTAATTTTAGGAAAATAATCTTTGTCTGAAGCATAAGCGCCAAGTGTTTCAACTAAAATCATAGGATCATCAATACCGTCTTCTCTCAACTTCCTATAGTCTTCAAAGTTCGTACCATTATTTAGTATTTTGATATAGTGTTCTACACTATAACATTCGTGTTCATAAACTTTTACACCCCACTTCTTTGGTTTGTTTGATGGTAACATATGAGGTTCTTGTAAATCATAAGTTCGTATACCAAATAAGTTTTTACCAACTTTTGCGAATCTACTATCACCCCAACCAGATTCTAAACTAGCCTGAGCAAGTAATAGTTCTACATTTACTTTTTCAAAATCTTTATTTTTAAAATAAACATAATCAACACATTGTAATACGTTATTTAAAAACTGTTGATTATTTGTGTGTTCAAAGTCTGGTTTTTTAGGTGTAGTTTCTTCTGCTCTTAATTTTGTATCTTGTACATACAAGTAAGTTACACCTATACAAAATATGATGATCGTAACCACCATTAAGGTCTGTATAACTGATTTAAATTTTTTTAGCATAATACTCATAACCGCCCCACTCTATACCATCTTCATCTGTAAATGATGGTATCTTAACTTGATAAAATGTTAATTCACTTTTTAATTTTTCTACTTTAGCAAAAATATGTTCTGCTTGTTTTAAAGTGTAATTATCGTAAATATCTTTCGCCCAATTACCAAGGTAATATAATTTGCCTGTACCTGGTAAGTTTGATGGTTTTGTTAGTTCAGTTAATTGTATGATTGCTTCACCGACCCTTGCTTTGATGTACGGATCTAGTTCTTTCACTTTTCTTCTCATAATATATATCTCTCTTTTTATAGGTCTAAACCTATTGCGTTCAGTTTTGGCCTAAAACTATAAAATAGTTTATTGTGATTTCCAGTATCACCTACATTAGCCATTTGATATAGATGTACCATTTCGTGTCCTAAAGTGTCCACAAACTCTTTCTTATTTCTGTATGTAGGCAACATTTCTAAATGATATACTCTTGTGCCTTTTCTTTTCCACTCCCAAGCAATAACTTGACCATAACAGAATTTTTTACTTTCGTCTTTATAAATTTTTTTGATTTTTATATCATTAAAAGGTGATAATATATTTTTGAATACTGCTTTGTTTATAATATTGAAATATTTTTTAATATCTTTATAAGTCGTTCTATACTTGTTACGACTCACTAATTCACGTTTAAGAATCTTCTTCACTCTCATATTCTTATTTGTGACCTTTCTTGGCATTGTTATCCTCTTTCCTTACTAATTTTAAACAATAACGTTTAATAAATTCTAATAAAAAAATCACTATACCAAATAGTAAAATAACTCTTAATTCTATAGGTGTTGATAAAAGTATATCAATCACTCACAATCCTTATCTTTGATTTTACTATCTTTTAATAACAAACACTTATGAGTTTTATCTAACTCTAGCCTTAATTGTGTCATCATATTATCCATAATGTAAGGTAAGTATTGTTGTAAAATACCTGTCATTTGAATTGCAAATTGGTGACCCATTTTTTGCATTTCACTTTCTAATAATTTAGCGTGATCTACATTTGTACCGTTAACCGTGGATTGGATAACGTGTCCCACAACTGCTGTGTGGTAATCACTTAACTTCTTTTCATCTGCACTTGCTATTGAAGAAAACATCCATAGCATACCTGCAAATAATATATTAATTAAAATCAACTTTTTAAACATAGTATAGTCCTTTCACTTTATTGATTATCATATATTTATAATAACACACTTTGACTAGGTAGTCAAGCGTTAAAAAGTGTTGATTTTATTGAGTTTTTGAGGGTACGAAGTGTCGCACCCTCGGAAAAGACGTGTTTTATTGAGTGATTCTTATGAAATCATCATTCCAATTAAAGGTTTCTTTGACCATAGAAGCGGTAAGACCTTTATATACATTATTTAAGTTCTTATTTTTGATTGCTATTAGGACTTCAGCGTCTTTCTGTTGTAATCCTTCAAGCATTTGAACAAACATAGTTTCTTTTTTTAGTCTGTTAATAGTATTATCACCACCTTTTACAAAGTGATATAGTTTTCTTGCTTCTGACAATAAATTAGTATGTTCCGTACCAGCAGGTGCCTCGTTTGCAATATAAGGTGGGTTGCCTTCTGGTAAATCCCATTCTATTTTAGGATCAAAAGCTGCCTTTAACAATTGTCTAATTGCTGGATTGTCGTATTTCTTTAATACTTCAATCTTTTTAGGTTTGTCTTTTGCGTTATTGATTTGTGTAAAAATCTCGTGTACTAATGGGGCACCTGAACCCTCATTGCCGAGACCTGATTTTAGGTTTCTTGTTGCTATAGCCATAATTTCTCCATTTTAAAAGTCATTAATCTTATCTATCAAAGACTTCAATTTTTTATCTATAAAATAAGGTAACAGTAGCGAT